TTCATTTTCTTTTTGCTCCTTTTTGTTTAGCAGGCTGGATATTTCCTGACTTAAATATTGATACGTTCGTATCTGTCCTAACATATACTGATATTTTTCCATATTGTCAACACCACCGGATGCCATTGAGGATACTACATCGTCATGTCTCATCTTTATCATTTTTCTTATCTTGTCGATAAATGTCATTTCGTCCATTATTTCTTTTTCCTTTTTTTTGGTTTTATTTTACTGCCATATTTTTTAGTCCATTTCTTTGCAATGGCAGGCTCTTTTGCAAATAAATACTTACGTTGTTTTTCAGATTTAAAGGGCAACCCTAGGCTCCCTAAAATCAGAGATTGCTTTTAACTTTTCTTGGGCATCAGCAATTTTTTGAAACTGTTTATCTATTTCATCAATATGTTGTGGGTGTTCACCAATACCTACAGAATTTTCCAGGAATATTTTAATTGTTGCATCTGCTTCAGCTATGTGTGCTTCGTATCTAGCTTCAAGAGCGTCTAGTATTGCTGTCTTCATTAACAGTCCCACTTCCTCAACGATTTATTAATTCTTGAGTTTGGATCTCTTGCAGTTTTAGCAGAAGTTAATTTCTTTTTCATTCCGCCCATGCGCGCACAGAAAGATTTACGCCTCGAACTTGTTTTAGATTTTGTAGGTGCTTTAAGTGTACCTTTTTTATAACTGGCACGACCTTTGGCATTAAGTCCACCGGAAGGTGACTTACCTGCTTTTCTTGTCCAAGCTGCGCTAGCCATTATTTTTTCTTTTTAGGTTTCTTAGCTGTCTTAGCTGCTCTCTTAAAGTTAGCAGCAGTTGGAGCGCCTTTAGCTCCTGGTTTTCTCATCTTCTCACCACTACCTGCAGCGATTCTCTTTTTTTTAGCGTGTATGTTTGCGTAAAGACCACGTTTTGCCATTTTATTTTCCTTTTAATTTTCGTCTAGTATTAATTTACAATCTAAACAGTATTTAACTTTTTTAGATATATTATTAGCATGAGCACAAATAATTTTTTTACCAAATATCTTTTGTAATAATTTTCTAAGCATTTTTCTTCTTTTTAACTGAACCACCTTTTTTATACATAGCGCCACCGGCCATTCCCATATCAGAAGGGTAGTAACCGGACTGCATATCTTTTCTCATCATGCCGCCACCCATTTTTTTTGCTCTTCCGCCATTCATTAACTTTTGTCTGTTCGGATTTGTTTGATTATTATAGTTTCTATTTGACATTATTTTTTCCCCTTCATGGCTCTTCCGAAACCACGTTTAGCTTTTCCGCAGCCTACACGACCGCCTTTTTTAAAACCCATATCGTCAGACATTCTATTTAAACCGGGTTTTGCCATAATAGAACTTCTTCTTGGTTGCATATAATCAAAAGGACCCATAACATTTTTAGGTGCTCTCATAGATTGAGCATATGCTGCTCTTTTATTTTGACCTGCTATCGCAGACTCATCACTTCCTGTACCTCTCATTTTTCCTACTGGGACTGAAACTACAACTGGTTTTTTTTTAGGTATAACAATAGGTTCAGCAACTGGTGCTGATTTCTTTTTAACTGAATCAACGGTATCTCTTAAACCGCTTCCACGTCCACTGTCTGCAGAAACTGAAGATTGTTTTGGTCCTCTGTTAGCCATAGCTAAACCTGCACCAAGTGCACCTAACAATCCTAAAATTTTTTTATTTCGTTTTCTAGATTTTTTGCTCATTATTTTTTACCGCCGTTTTTAAATATTTGTGTACCCTTTATACCATATATTGACGCCACGACAAGGATCCATAAATTTGTGAACCATGACGGGAGCGACTGGAAATGGTCGAAGAACACTTTTATCTTATCCATCGCCTGTGCATCATCCGAAAAGACTCCATATGCCAGCACCAAAATTGGCAACGTGAGAATTACGAGAACGGCCTCGTCCTTGTAATCTGCTTGTCTTGCTTCTAGCAATTTACCTTGGTAAGCCTCCTCTCCAGAGGCCATACGAGATGCGTGCATAAGCTGTGCATCTGACATAGCTATCTTCGTCTTCTGCTTATTAGCGTAAATTTTACTTCCAGCAGAAACGGCTAATTTAATTGCCGATAACCACATGTTAGTACCAAGTAGCCTTTACAGGTTTCTTATCTGCTCTCAAAGCTTTAGTGCCTTTAACTTCAACAGTTTGTGATTCAAATGGATTAGTAGCTTCTACAACTACACCACCTTGTTTCATACCGTCTTTGTCTGCACCTAACTCAGGAGTAACGTTTTGGTTTTTATTTTTTTTCATATGTTATCCTTATACTATCTTTTAGGACCTTTCAAGATCCTAACATCTGTTTGTTTCATCATATCATTGACCATTTTTGCGTCAATTCCCATCTGTGTTTTCTCTAATGATGTGTCTGCTCTAAGCTCTGCAAGCTCTTCATTTTGATCCATTTTTTCGTCAAATTGCTGTTGACCCATTAATTGCTTAGATTTATCTAAATTAATCTTTTCTTCTTCTTGTTCACGTTTTGCAGAATCATCCATAGCCCGTAAATCAAGTTCTCTTGCTTTTAATTTAGCAATTGGGTCTCCACCGTACTCACCCATAATTTTATTTTCTTCATCTTTGAACTCTCCAGTCATTTCTGCAATTAATTTTGCTTTTCTAGACTCTAAATTCATCGACATCTGCATAATCTGTTGTTGATACTGCGGATCTTGTTGTAACATTGGATTTTGTTGCACCATTTGTTGCATCTGCATCAATTGTTGTATTTCATCTCTAAATTCCACCTCTAATTGCTCTTGTGCCATCAAAGAAATGTGTTCAAATATGTTTTTTTCTAATGCACCCATCACAACAGGACTATTTCTAGCAATATTAGTCGCCATAAAGTTTAAATGGGTTGTAATATGTGCTTGATGGTCCTGTCCTTTAAAAGCTTGGAAAGGTTTTCCACTCATTGCAAGAATATTTTCAGTTGCGGGGTCCATTGGAGAGGGTTGTTGCGGTGGTGGCAAAATTTTATCAATATTTTTTACACCGATCGCTGTGTACATTGCATGAAATGCTTCGTACAAGTTATGCATTTGCGGATTTGACTGTGCAAGTTGTAATTCTGTTTGCGCCATTGATATTCTTTGTGATTGAGAAAAAATATTTGGGTCTGCAACAGGAATAATGTCTACCTTGTCATCAAAATCTGAAACTTTAATATTTCTTTGTCCACCAACTACATCGTATGGATACTCTTGAGGAAGATAAGTTTTAAAGACTCCTGCTAACAATTTAAATTCATTTTTCATCGCCACATACAATCTTTTATGTATGGCTGACATGACTCTGGAACCGCGTTCTAAGAGAGCAATGGTCGTACCAACAGCTGCTTGTTGGTTGCCGTCACCGACCTGCATGTCAGCTATGGCGGCAAATCGTTGCCCTGCCGATACCACGGTACCCATCAACTGTAATAAAGTTGGTGAAGGTTCTTTAAATGGTAATGGCATAAACGCGTCCTTGATACTTCCTCCAGGCGCATCTACATCTCTGAATTCTCCAGGTTGAATTGCTTGTGCTTCATCTCTTACTCGTATTCCTCTTTGTTTAAATCCTGCTGGTAAATTACTTAATGTACCTGCATCTAGTAGTTGTCTTAACGCAGTAGTTGCCGTTCTCGACAAGCCACCGATCATGTGTATTAATCCAAAGCCATAAAAACCCATTCCCGGTAAAAATTTAAAATGTACAAAATAATCTATCTTATTTTTTTGGTGGATCTTCTGCTTGGAAATTTCTTCTAATAGATAGTACTTCTCTACTACCCATTTCAAGAGTTACAATATATGGAAGTTTAATTCCTGTTGGTTCCCCTTGTGAATCTTTGTCTTCAAAACCTTCTAAATCTAAATCAGTATGAACTTCTAAAATAGTAAAGATATCTTCATCTTGTGTTTTCTTAACACCCTCTAGTTCTCGTTCTTTTTTTTCAACTTCTGTTTCTTCATTGTAACCAGGAGTTAGTTCTACATCTCTATAAAAACCTGATACTTGTTTTTTTCTAACTTCGTTATCAGACATTTTAATCATATGAATAACAGACTCTGCATCTTCTAGTGAAGTTGCAGTGTATGGAACAACTAGATCATCGGCCGGTACAAATTTTGAGACGGCTCTGCCAAGTAGTTCATCATAATAAACCTTCTTGAACGCAGAGCCGGCAAGAGGGAGATAAAAAAGCATTTGATCGAACTCGGGTTCATACTCCTTCATCACATCCATGAGCTGATAGTTCATGAATTCTTTAACTCTGTTTGATTGGTCCTCTCTGGCTCTATCTGCTAGTCCAATAATTTGTGTGTGTACTGGACCGTTAGCCGGTAATAATTCTTTGTAAGCTTGTGCTTGAAATTGTGTGACTGCTTCTGCAAGAACAGGATGCGTTGCACCACTTGCTCCTTGAAAAGGTTGTGTTGGGTTTTCATATTTAAATCCTAAAAGGTCTAATCCTTTTGTGTAACTATCTTCCCAATCTTTTCTAGATGATTTATATTGATTATAATTTTCTACAAGTTCAGAACCTAATTTACCTGTAACATCATCTGGTAATAGTTCTGCTAAGTTGTCAAAATGAGATTCGCCACCACCTGCATTAACTGCTTCTGGATCAAAATTAATTGTTGCTCCTCCGTCTTCTTCTTGAGTTACTTCAATATCATCTGGTCCAACCTGCTCTTCAAGTGTCTCTTGTTGTGCTACAGCGATTTCCTCTTCGCCAGGTATTTTAATTTCAGTCTCTACGTTTGGTAGGGCTTTGTCTATATCTGCCATTTATATTCTCCGAGTTCTTTATTGTTGTAGCTTGTTTTAACGGAACATTCAACCCTTGTGAGTCAGGTCCCTTAAGTGGTGGGATTTCATTAAATTTAACATGTTGCATATTTATCACAAGATTTTTATTTTTAACCGTCATCAAATAACCCCCTTCCTGCTTTTTTATTTTGGTACATCTCATATCCACTAATACCAGCAGATAAAGCTAGACCTGGTAAACCAAATCTACGTGATACAGTTTTTAAAACATTTGGGCTAATCCCTAGTCTCATTGTTTTTGCAATCATAGGGTTTAACCCACCTTTTGTTGCAAACTCAGTTGCAGGACCTACAAATGCTGCACCCATATAATTAAATGGGTTTGTTGCAATCTCCCCTAATGAGTCTCCTTGTTGAATTTGATCTGCTAAATACAAAGGTTCTGTTGCAAGTAATCCAAGAGGTGAAGCGGTTGCAGCTAAACCTCTACCTAAAGTTTTTAATGCAGTTTTTGTAATACCAGATTTCTTTGCACCTAACGCGCCACTTCTTGCTGCATCAATTGTTGATGGTGCAACTGCTGCTGTACCTGCTACGGTTGCTGCGCCTAACGCTGGAAGATACGCATCTCCGATTGCTGGACTTTCTTGTGGTGTATCATCTAATGATCCTGTCACCATATCCATTAATAAATTTTTTTGTTGTTCTTCATTTGACAAATAAGTTGTTGGATCGTCGTTCATAAATTTTTTAACAAAACCCGCGGCTACTGCACCACCTGCTGCAATCGCTCCATACTTACCTGCACCTCTTAAAATAGGGCTTTGTAAAAATTTTGTTGCTGAGTTTTTAACTTTATTAATTGGTCCTTCTTCATAAGGAAGTTTATTTATATCTTGTGAAAGTTTTACAGGGTCGTTGTCAAAAGCCATTTCCATTTGTCTTACACAATTACTTCCAGCCGCATAACCAATTCTTCCACCATCAGCTCTAAAAATATTACAAACACCGCCGTCATTAGTCTCAGCAGCCTTCACTAATAAATTTTTTAATTTAGTACCTCCTGCCCTTTGTATCATTTCCGGCATTAATTCTCTTTGTCCATAAGAGACATTTTTAAAACCAACTTCAATATTTGGAATTTCTTTTTTCATGGAAGCTAAATATTTTTTCATAGCATCAACTTTTCCCCTTAAACTTTCTCCAGCATACTTATAATCAGTTTGAAAAATTTTTCTTAGTTGTCCTTCACGTCTATTCTCAGGACCAAGAGAAAATTGAACATTAAAAGCATTATTAACTCTTCCTCTAGTATGATGAATAGCGCCAGCAGAAGTAAATCTTCTACTTCCTGCTTTCGTAGGATCGAACTCATCACCATAGACCGTAGTATTTAATTCAGTCCTTAACTCAGGGTTAAGTTGAAGCAGTCTTTTCTTTCCATACTCATTAATAACTGTTTTTGAATCTGTCCCATAGATATTTTTATTTTGATCAATATGTTTAAAAACATTCTCATAGGTAATAATTTTTGGTTTACCTGTTTTTGGATCAATGACATTTAAATCTACTAACTTAACATTTTCTACTTTAGGAATACTGGTTAAAGAATAACGATCCATCTTTCTTAAAAATTTAATATGTGAATTTTGGTATCCAGGATTTCCTTCTTGCCTTTTTAAAGAATTTTCAACTAAATCTCTCCATAACAAGCCTTTATTTTGAGGGTGATCATAACTAACAGGAACCAATCCTTTGGGACTACTTGCCAGTCTTTTTAGTTCTCGCTGTTTAATTTTCTGTTCCTCACTTAAACTCTCTTGGTATTTTCTACGTCTTTGTCGTTCATACTCCCTAAAATCTGGGTCCTTTCTTTGAATATCCAACAACTCCTTTTTTCGTGCACTTTTAATCTTCTTTATTATTTCGGCTTGAGATAGCCCTTTAATATCAATTTTATATTTCTTAACATCGGTCGCTATATCTATAGGAGTAGGAGATGTTCTTTTACTTAAATTTAAAAGTCTTCGTCTAGAGCCCACATTACTAGCAGTCCAAGGCTCATCTCCCATTGCCGTATAATTAGCTTCATTTAATACTTTAGCAAAAGCCGCATCTCCTCTTTCTGACCCCCTTCTTAAAATACTTTTGTTGTTTTTTTCAAATTTTTCATAAAGCTCTTTAAATTTTTCATGTTCTATATAATTTTTTCCTTTAAAAGGAATCATGTTAAATTTCTTAGCTTTAATCTCTGGTTGCTCTAAGGCATGATTAAGATTGATTACACTATGACTTGTTGCATTTGCTATACGACTCGAATTAACATCACTTCCATTGGGTAGAGTTTTTAAATAATTTAAAGCTTTTTTTCTTTTTTCTACGGTCTCCCAAGTAACCGATCCAGCTTCAACAGGTTTTGTAATTAAATCTCTTAAACCAGATTCATGAATGCTACTAATCCCAAATTTTTTTCTTACCTGATCTAAAGTAACTCCACGAGTATTAGCAAATTTTTTAAATTCTTGTCTTTTTTTAGGGTTATTTAAAATTTCTTGTGCCTTCGAAAGCCCTTGTTGATTTGTTCCCTTAATTATAGGCCTACTGTTAATCTCGGCCCTGGTAAATTTAGAAACATCCTGAATACTTTCGGTTTTTAATCTTTGGAGAATAACATCTAGATTACTTGGACCAAGCCCTTCCTGATTCGGATATTTTTTCTTTAATAATCTACTAATGTTGGGAACACTCGTTCCTGTTAACCATAGTTTTTTAAATTCTTTTAAAATATGAACTGGGGTTACATCTCCTGGATTTCTTGGCATTAGACCTCCAGGATCTTAGCTAGTCCGCCTCTTGCAAAATCTTCTACGAACCTTGCTGTCATTCTATCGAATCTTGGATCACCTGGACGTAGACCATTTGCATCGACTACATTGTTTAAAACTCTATCTGTAAAAATTGCAATCTCTTCAGAGCTTGCACCTGATGGAACCATCTCTGCAATTCTTGGACCAAAGTATTTATTAACTAATGTTAACGGATCACCTGCGGCACCACCGCCACCTTCTGTAATATATTTTACATCAACAGCTTCTATAATATCTGAAAAATTTGTTTGATTAGGATTTTCTTTTTTTAACGCCTCTACTAAAAACTCTCTAGCAGATCCACGTTGAGCGGGAGTTGA